GATGTCAAAAAGAGACAGAATCCAGGAAATCTTAGCTCAACGTTTTGCAGTTGGGCAAGTACATATTAAGAAAACACATTATGATCTTGATAGAGAGATAAGAACTTTTGGGCCAAGAATGGCTCATGATGATACAATAGATGCATTAGCATATGCATGTAAATATGCACACCCACCTGCCAATATGAATGAGGGTAAGGAAGGATGGGATAGATATAAACCACAAGCAAAAAGCTGGGTAACAGCTTAAAAGAAGGTGAGTAATGGCTAAAACTAAAAGAGCAGATCAAATTAGAAAGTTATATAATCTTTCTAGAAACTGGACGAGAGAGCAGTGGGAATTGATTAACCAAAAAGGTTTTGAATTTTCTAATGATAATCAGCAAACTAAGGAAGAACTGGATTCTCTTAGAGAACAAGGTATGCCTGATTTTACAATCAATAGGATATTACCAGTAGTAGAAATGTTAAATTTCTATGCTACTGCTAATAATCCTAGATGGCAAGCAATAGGTGTAGAGGGAAGTGATTCTGATGTAGCTGCTGTTATGTCTGATTTAACTGATTATATTTGGGATTTATCTAACGGATCAGTATTATATTCTAATGCAGTTAATGATGCTATTACTAAAAGTTTAGGTTATATTATGGTAACAGTAGATTCTGACTTAGATAATGGAATGGGAGAGGTAGTCTTAAAACAGCCAGAACCATTTGATATCTATGTAGATCCTAAATCTAGAGATGCATTATTTAAAGATGCATCTTATATCTTAATTAGAAAAGTTTTACCTAAACATCATTTGATTTCTGTCTTTCCAGATATGAAGGCTAAGATTAATAAAGCTTCTTCTGATGAACAAGTATCTTTAAGCATGTCATTACGAGAGACTGGAACTATTGATCAAGATTTATTTACTTATAATGATCAATCTCAGGAATCAATGGGCATTACCCCCAAAGGAGAGGATAAAGAATTAGTTGAATTTTTTGAAATGTATGAAAAGGTCAAGGTATCATATATTAATTTGTTCTATAGGATTCCTCCTAATGAAGAACAGTTAAAACAGATTCAACAACAGGCTCAAGTACAGGTACAAGAAATGGCTGCTGAATTACAAGTTCAGATGTTAGAACAGCAACAACAAATGGAACAAGCTGTGCAATCAGGTAAGATGCTTCCAGAGCGTTATGAACTTGAAATGAAAAAAGCACAAGAAATGATGCAAAATCAGATTCAAACCTATCAGCAAGAAGTAATGAGTCAATTGCAAGCTGCTGCTTCGCAGACAGGTAATGAAATAATTACTGAAAAAGAATTTAAGTTAATGCAAAAAAATAAATTGTTTGAACGTAATATTGTAGAAGCTATTCCGTTTTATGGTACACGAGTCAAACAGACATGTATTGCAGGTGATCAATTATTATATGAAAAAGTTTTACCACAAGTAGTAACAGAATATCCTATTATTCCAATTACATTTAAATGGACTGGTACACCATTTCCTAAGAGTGCTGTATCTCCATTGATAGGTAAGCAACGAGAATTAAATAAAGCACATCAATTAATGGTACATAATGCTAGTTTAGGTTCTAGTTTAAGATGGATGTATGAAGAAGGTTCTGTAGATGCAGAGCTATGGGAAAAATATTCTTCAGCTCCTGGCGCATTACTTCCAGTAAGACCTGGATCTGAAAGACCAACTCCTGTAATGCCTATGCCAATATCTAATGCTTTCTTTCAAATTTGTAATGAAGGTAAACATGATATGGAATACTTAGCAGGTATATATGCATCAATGCAAGGTGATACTTCAGCACAGCATGAAACATATAGAGGGATGTTAGCATTAGATGAATATGGTACAAGACGTATTAAACAATGGATGAAAAGTGCAGTAGAACCTACATTAAAACAATTAGGTACAGTAATCATGCAATTCGCTCAGGCAGTTTATTCTGCAAATAAACGTTTTAGAATTGTACAACCATCTGCCCTACAAGAACAAAAGGAATCTGAAATTAATGTTCCTATTTATAATGATATGGGAGAGGCAATAGGGAAATCAATGGATATATCTGCATTAAAGTTTGATGTAAGAGTTGTAGCTGGATCAACATTGCCAGTTAATAGATGGGCATATTTAGATGAATTAAAACAGTTAATGCAAATGGGAATAGTAGATGATATTGCTGTATTAGCTGAAACTGATATTAAAAATAAAGATAAAATTGCTCAAAGAAAATCATTGTATGCACAATTACAAGGCCAGATAGGACAGTTATCTGAAGCTATAAAAGATAAAGATGGTACTATTGAAACACTTGAACGTCAATTAGTACAAGCAGGTATCAAAGGCAAGGTAATGCAAGCAGAGATGGAAATTACTAAACAGAAAGAGCAAGTAAAGGGAGGTCTTAATAAACAATTCGTTGAAACAGAAGGTAAGCAAAAGCTTTTACGCAATGTTTTAGCTAATGAAGCAGAGTCAAAAAAGAAAGAAATGGCACTAGCATCAGAGATGTTTAAAAAAGACTTGCAGGATAATACTGAAGCATAATATATTATAATGATATATTATAACTTAAATAGGGAGATAATAATATGATAGATGAACGTGAAGGTAACTCTGTTATAGGCATGGAAGGAGATTCTTTACCAGAAGATCCAGTAGATGCTCCAACAACAGACTCTTTAAACGATTCGTTTTTTGAAGACCTCGAAGAGAGTGTCAATGGTGCAGTAGCACAAAATGATGAACCCATGGCAACCCAAAGTCAACCAAGTGGCTCCGAAACGGCAACCCACGTACAACAGGACGATGGCTCCAATGCTGGTTTATGGGAACGTGACGATAACCCATATAAAAAACGTTACAGTGATAGTAGTCGTGAGGCAGTGAAACAACGGGAAATCTATAAGGATTTAGAACCGTTTGTTCCAGTGCTAGAAGCGATGAAAAACGATAGTGGCCTTGTAGACCATGTTCGTGGCTATCTTCAGAATGGTGGTGCTCCAACTAAAACCGTACAAGAGCAGTTAGGATTGGACGAAGATTTTATCTTTGATACCAATGAAGCTATGACTGATCCTGAATCTGATTCAGCTAAAGTTATGTCTGCTCAAATTGATGGTATAGTAAATAAACGAGTTGGACAAATGGTGCAAGCTGAAAAAGCTAATTCTGCTAAAGTACAATCTGAAATACAGAAGCGTAATGAGCTGAAAGAATTTCAAGAAAGAAAAGGTATGAATGATGAGCAAATGAAGACTTTTGTCGAACAAGCTCAAAATCATGTTCTTACTTTAGAAGATGTAGACTACTTAATCAATAGAGATAAAGTGGCAACTAATACAGCTAATGCTACTAGAGCCGAAATGGCTAACCAAATGAAGAATGTACGTAATATACCTACAAGTGCCAGTGGAGCTAACAATCAGGGCGACAATAGAAAGAGTGCAGAAGATTCATTATTCGACTCTTTAGTCGGTTCTGATGGTGATTTAGATAACTTGTTTGGGTAGATAAATTTAAAAACCCTACCTAGACAAACAAAATAAAGGAGGTCATAATGGCCGATTTATTTAATTTATCGAATCTAGGTGTTGCGGACTTTGATAGTGGTGGTGGAGTAGGCACTCCGCATACTACTGCAGTGACTGGTGATCTGCGTAGAAAGTATAATTTTGGGAATAGAGTCTCAGAATTATCTATTGCGCAAGATCCATTTTTTAGATTCGTGTCAAAGGTAGGCAAAAGGCCTACAGACGATCCACAGTTTAAGTGGACCGAAAAAAGAGACTCATGGCATAAACGCTATGCTTATGTAGTTGGATTTATTTCAGGTGGTTCAGATGAGTTAGACAATGCAGAACTTGATGATTCAGGCACTGGTTCAGCTGTTGCTGAAGGTGGTACTGTAAAACTCTATATGGCTACAGATTATAAATCAACAGGTAATATACAAAATATATATGGTAATTCTGGTAATAATGTCGCAATTGGTGGAACAAGTACTAGACCTGAGTTTTTCTTACCAGGACAACTTGTTAAAGTTCCTGTACGAGCAGTTGCTACTGCTACAGGCGCAACAACTGGATATCATATTGTTAAGGTAACTCAAGTAGTAACTTCAGACCTTGCAGCTGGAATGGGTGTCGATGGTGATAGCGCTGAGTGTAAACTAATAACTGGTACAGTAGTTAAAGCAGCTAGTGATAATGAACTTGCCTCTTTTGTACTTGATACTGGTTTTAGTACAAGTCAATCAGCAGGATCGAATGAAGCGTATGAAGCAAGTATTTCTAGTACACTAGAAAATATTCGTTCTTATGTTATTGGTACTGCACATGATGAAGGATCTGGTTATCCTGAAACATGGAAAGATCAACCTTACTCAACCAATTATGGACGTACTCAAATATGGAAAACTTCAATGGCAATGACTAATACAGCTCGTGCCACAGTATTGAAGTATGAAAAAAATGAGTGGGCTCGTGTTTGGAAAGAAAAGTTAGTAGAACATAAATGGGATATTGAAAACTCATTATTGTTTGGTGCACAAAATGATGATTATTATACAACACAAGGTTGTGTAGATTATGTTAGTACTTTTGGAAATGCATTTTCATTGAATATAGCAACTAAAACAGCTGATGATTTTTTAGATGATATGTCTAGTTACTTAGACCCTCGTTATAATAATAGTTCAGCAACTGTTTTCTTCTGTTCAACAGCAGTGTATAACTGGATGCATAAATTAGGTGGTTATTTTAAGAATAATCTTGAAATATCTTCTAATTTCCGTGCAGACTTTGCAATGTCTGGAAAGAAGAAAGTTCTTGGAGTAGATATTACTACATTCTCAACACCATATGGTGATATGAATGTTGCTCGTAATATTCACTTAGATGGTACCAATGTTAAAATGATTGGTATTAACATGAAATATGCAGCGTATCGACCTCTAGTAGGCAACGGTGTCAACAGAGATACTTCAGTTTATGTAGGTGTGCAAACACTTGAAAACTCTGGTATTGACCGTCGAGTTGACTTAATCCTCACAGAAGCTGGTCTCGAGCTAAGTATGCCCGAATGCCATGCTATGTGGACTTAAGGAGGTTTATTATGAGTATTCCAATGTATGGACAAAATACTGATGGTGGCCTATTGGGCGATTGGCAAAAAATGATGGATCCTGACTTTAGCGATAATACTAATTTTCGCAGAGTTAAGCAAACATTCTATGTTACTGGTGGCGTTACTACTGAAGTAAGCATCCCTGTATCTGAAAGTGCAACATGTTATGGTGGCTATATTGAGATTGATACTGATGATGCAGCAGCCGGGACTATAGATTGCGATCTAGGACTAACGACTGGTGCTGGTGGTTTTGGTACAGCTTATGGTGATAAAGGCGATGGAGTATACGCTTTTCGAGCAACTGAATTTATCAGTGTAGGTTCTGAAAAGTTCTTTCTATCGTTTGATGCTAATAGCCTTAGTTCTAGTAAAGTAGCTAAGATTACCGTATGTGCCTTTATTGGCTTATGCAAAGTAAGTTAAGGAGGTAACTGATGGCACAATCTGACAAATACTGGGTAGCTAATAACCCAAACAGTGAGGTTACTAATGCTGAAGCAATAAGGATAGCATCTAGCCATAGACTAGTAATACG